TGATCGTCTTTGTAGCTAGTTTTTTCTATACCAGATAATTTTCTTTCTTTTTCATTAATTTTATTTTCTTCTTCGTTTACTTGTAAATCAACATCACGGTAAAAACCAGTGACTTGCATTTTTCTAACATCATTCTCAGTTTTTTTTAGAACATGAGTTACTCTTTCACACTCTTCTAAATTTGTTGCTGTGTAAGGAACAACTAAGTCTTCTGAAGGAATAAATTTAGATACAGCTCTTCCTAAATTAGAATCATAATATACTTTTTTAAAAGTAGAACCTGATAAAGGAAGATAAAAGAGCATTTGATCTAGTTCAGGATCATATTCTTCCATAACATGCATAACTTGATAGTTCATAAAATCACTAACACGTTGTGCTTGATCTTCTTTTTCCTTTGTGGTTGATCCAATAATTTGAGTTCTTATAGGACCACTTGCTGGTAATAATTCTTTATAAGCTTGTGCTTGAAATTGTGTAACTGATTCAGCTAGTAAAGGATGTGTAACACCACTTGCTCCTTGAAAGGGTTGTGATCTTTCATTGTAATTTAACCCGAGTAAATCTAATCCTTTTGTGTAAGCCTCTTCCCATTGTTGTCTTGATGATTTGTCATCTTCATAAGATTGTCTAAGCTCACTTGATATAACCTGTAAATCATTCTCATCTATAAATTCAGCTAAGTTACCATCAAAACCAGTTTCAATTTGAGCTTGTTCTGGATTAACAATAGCACCTCCGTCTTCTGTCATTTCTATATCAATAGGTTGATCAGTTCCTGGTTCCAATACTACTTCTTGACCCACAACTGGTGGTATCATTAATTCGTCATTAACCGTTTGTGGTTCGTCGTAATTTGCTGGTCTTTCTACAACCATTATGCTGCTCCTATCATTTCATCTATTGATACAAGAGGATCATATCGTACATATCCTCCAGATGCCAGATGTGTTTTTGTTGGTAATACCATCTCAGGCGTTAACTTTATAGCATAAGCATCTATAGTTTTAAAGCCCGAAGGTGTTTCTACTGGTCTAGCCATTAAACCTTCCGCACCAGACTCGTTAATATAATCTTCTGCTTTATTCATTACATCACCAAAATCTTCTGCTTTACTGCTTTTTGCCATTTTAAATTCTTTTACAATATCGCCCTGTGCATTTACTATTTGCACAGATCTACTTACAGATTTAGCTTCTCCTATTTGCACCTTAACAATTTTAAATTCAGCATTATTTACTTTCGCTGCTCTACGAAGTGATTGTTCTAATATGCTGGTATAGTGTTTTCCATTAGGGTCTGTAACATTTGGACCACCATAAAACTCATACTGGCCAATACCTTTCATGTTTTTTGTTCTCTCTGCAAATGGTGTAGCCGTCGTTCCTGCTTGTCCATATCTATTTGTTATTAGTTCTGCTGGAGACACAACATACCAATCAGAAGCGTTTGCGTCCTTATCAACAAATTTTCTTTTCGCTGCCATTGCTAAATCATTCTTGACTAACGCATCTCCCCATACTTTTCTGTCCTTAAACGGTATGTTAGGAAATAGTTTTTTCATTGTTTCAGGATTTGTAAAGGCTTCTTCAAAAATAGCTAATACTTTATCTCTGTCTTTGCCTGCTTGTCTAACTGCTGCTAAAGCTGCGGGTGTCATTGTACCTGGTCTTATTTTTGCAAAGTCTTTAAATACTGCTTGTGATTTTCTAATGTCATCTATGTAAGCCGCAAAATCTTCTTCTGTTTTAAACACAGGTCTAAATAAACTTTTATGTTTTGCATAAAATTCTAATACGTCCTGATCTGTTTTTAAATCTAGCGAATAGCTCTGTTGTCTTATCTTTGTCGTATCTTTAACATCAATACCTTTATCAACTAACGTTTTATAATCAGCCATAACATTCTCTAAATGTTTTCTGTATGTCTGCATAATGTCAGATTGTATCTCGTCTGCAAATGTTACACGTACTGTTTGATCTCCTGTAACAATAGCATCATCTGTTTTACCAACGTTAGCTAACTCTTCTTGTGCTTGTGTTAATTGTTTTTTTGCTTTGTTTATATTTGTTGTTGCCTGTTCTAATGATACACGGCCACCTGACTGATTGACAATATCCTCTGGTGATCTGTTTGCTATCTTTGTTAGACGTTCTATTTTATTATTAAGTTCATCTGTCTTTGGTCCGATGTTCGTGACCTGTCCTTTAGTGCCAGGTATTATCGCATAACGGTCCGTGCCCCGCGTCCACCCGATCACGTAGTTTGTTGAGTCATCAGGAAAGAACCCGTGCGTGCTATGTCTATACAGAGCAACGTCACCAGGAATATCTCCTGCTTCAAGATACAAAATGTTTTCTCTGTATGATTCAGGTATAGAACCTTTTTCATAATACGAGTCGCCGTACTTAGCTCTTTCAAAAGCACCATCTACGTTTTCTGTTTCCGATCTAAAACCTCTAACCGTAGATTTTAATTTACGAATAGGTGCATTTTTAATTCTCTCTAGTAAGCCAGCTTTTGTAATAGGCTTTCCTGTTTTAACCATTGTTTCTATAAGCTGTGGTATTTGATAATCTTCTACCTCAAACTTAGAAATACCTTTTGACTGTAAAAAATTATACAAGTCTTCTGGTCCATTAAATACTTCTGGTGAATTAGGGTCAATGAGTCGTGCTTCAATGCCTGAGAAAAAACGATTTGCTTTCTCTCCAACGGTAGTTGCTTGATCTGCTAAACCATCTGCCTGTGCTATACGTTGTCCTGTGCCGCCTGGACGTAATAAGTCATCAACTTTATTTGCTCCTGCAATCGCCCATCCTGGTGCTTTACCAAATACAACGTTAGCCATTTGTACTTCTGGTGGTAGAGCTTCTTTTCTATCGGTAGGTCTAAGATTCGCATCTTCAAAAAACATATCTAACTCATCTACGCCTAAGTATGGTGAGCCTTGTTGTATGCTTTGAACATCAACTGATTCGTCGTCCCCGAGCCGTAGTGGATCACTAAACTGTCCTGGATCGCCGCCCATGGCCATTTTATTTTTTTTCATGCTTTCAGGTATTTTATCACCCACGTTAACATCAAGTTCTAGCCCATCTTCAATGATATCTACTGGTTCTTCTTTGTTTTTCATATCGTAGAATAGCATATCACCTATTGTGTTTCTTTTTAAGTTATTTTGTTCAATATATGTATTAGCAAGTTCTTTTGCATAACGAATAACCCAATCTGGTGTTTCGTCAGGGTCAAAAGGCAGATTAGTTAAATACTCAATATCTTTTGTATCAGGAAACATACTAGGATCAAACACACTACTTCTAAGAGCATCATTATAATAATGTTTAATCTCAGCATCATATTTTCTTTCTTTAAGTTCTTTTAATTTTAAAGCTTGATATTCAGCTTCGTTTATTTTTTCTTTTTCCTGTACCTTCTCATCTTGTAAGTTATTTAAAATTAAATTTATATTTGTTATCATGTTACCAGCAGCTTGTCTTTTTGCTATTTCACTTGCAGGTAAGGAAAGACCTAACTCAGGTAGTGTCTTACTACCTACTACAAACACATTTTCTGTTCCTGGTTTTACAGTAGCAGTAACGTACTGACCAACGCGATTAGGTATTTTTATTGGAGCATTTTTATTTTTATATGCAACCTGTTTTAATAATTCAAACACTCCTACTAAATCTTTTCTGGTTGGTATACCTAGAGCTAAAGGAGTGGCTCTTATAGCTTTACCAAAGTTTCCAATATCTTTTCTACTAAGCACCTCTGTTAATTTTCCAACATAAGTTGGATTTGATATAAGTGGTAGTAAAGCAAGACCAGAGATGCCATATTTTTTAGCTGTCTCTAAAGTGGTTAGTTCTCTTCCTGCTATTGAACGATCTGGCACATAAACTCTTCTATTAAACTTATCCTCTACGGTGCCAGTAGATCCTGTCATAAAACCTCGACCTGAATCAAACTCAATAAAAGCATTGTCTATTATTTCATTTATAAATTCATCTGATAAATTATTTGGATTTGTGCTCTTAATGTAATCTGCAAGTTCTTCTCTTGTTATATCCTGACCTTTATTTATCCTTGCACCTTCTTGATATTGCCCTGCAATCATTCCAGGAGGAGATATTTCTTGATAAAAATCTAGCATTAAATCAGCCGTAGCAAGAGGTAAATTTTTAATAGCATTTCTTCTTAACTCATTCTTTACTTCTTTTCTAGTTTCCGCAAAATCTTCTCCGTTGTATCTTGCAGTAGCTAGTTTAAAATTTTCACTTTGTTCTATGTTATTATAGTAATCTATAACTTCAAACTCTGTATTTCTACTTAAAGGTTTTCCTTGAAATGTATTATTTGGAAATTTAACAGCGCAGCCAGGAGAATCAGGCGCGGCACCACATAATCTTGCTGCTTCTATTAAACTTCTTTTCTCTGCTATGTAATTTCCATATAAGTTTCTTGTTTGAATATACTGTCTAGCTTCAGGGCTTAAATTTTCATTATCATAGGATTGTTCATATTTTTCTTTTTTCTTCTTAATATTATTTTCAAGCCCTTGTAATCGTATATCATCTGTTACTGCAATAACTTGTTCAGGCGTCATGTTTTCTATGTCTTCAATAAAACCTCTACTAATTGGTTCTGATGATATCCAATCAGGAAGGGGTTGCCCCTCAAAAAATTGTTTTTTTATACCTTCTTTTGTAGGTAACTGGCTCATAAAGTTTTGAATAAATTTTTCTTCTTTTGTAGGTTCTGGTTTTACAGGTTCCGTGGGCACTGGTCCGCCTGCCGCGAATCCCACAACACCGCCATCTTTTTTCATTTCAAATAAACCTTTGCGATCTGCATCTGTAAGTGTTTTACCTTCCATAATAAAAGGAGCTAACCTATCATAAGCCTTATCAAAAGATTTTTGTATAGTGTCTCCAGCGTTTGGTAAGTTTTCGTAATTTTGAAGAAGAACATTGTCTCCCTTTGATATTGGAAGAAAAAGTTTATCTGTCTGTTCTTTACTTAACTTTAAATGTCGATGATATGGAACATAAGTAATTGTATCCTTACCAGATTTTACAGGAACATAAGGTACACCTAATTTAAAATCTACTGATGGATTTACTTTTTTAAAATTTTCTACTAAGAAAAAAACTTCATTACTTAATTCTTGTGCCTCATCTATTTTATTGTTTTTAACAAGATCAACAATATCCATTGTTCTTTTGTAAACATCATTTTCAAAATTTGTTTTATCAGTAACAGTAGGTCTATTTACAGTTGAACCTTTAGAACCAACATACATTGTAAGCTCATCACTTTCTTTGGCTGTTTGCCTGATTCCTCCAAAGTGACCAGACTCCATAATATATCGTAAATTAAAACTATCATTAGTTCCACCGAAACGTTGTGGCTGTATGTGATCTAATGTTACTACTGGTCTATTACCTTCAAACAAACGATTTATTTGGTCCATACGTTGTTTATTACCAGCCGTTTTTCCCATGACCTCATTTTTTAATTCATAAAAAGTTTTACCTTCACGTCCCTGTATGGACATTCTTAAAGGTGTTATGTATTCATAACCACCTGTATCAAGTCTATCTCCTACATTAAAATTAGCTAAAAATTGTTTTGTAGACATTGATCTTGTTTTAGCCTTCTTTGCTTCACGAGCTAAAAATAAAGCTTTGGGTAAAATTGTTCTACCATCATTAACAGTAGCAAAGTTTTCTACTTGATAACCTGCTCCTGTAATACCTGACTGTGGATTTGGAACAGATTTTGGAGGCCTGAAATTTAAGTTTAATCCTCTAGCACCTGCTATTTGTTCTCCTGCCGCAAGTGCCTTATTAAAAGTTCCTCCTGATAAAGAATATATACTAGCAGTTGGATCAACAACATCCTTTAAGGCGTTCATATATTTAATACGAAAAGGAAGTTTTCCATATTCTGACAAGTATTCGGGGTCCATTGCTTTATTAATTGCTCTATTATAATAAGCAGCTGTCATTATTCTTTCATTATCTTTTAATGGATTTATTTTTCTTTGACCCTTTTTTAATAAATTAGAATAAAAGATAAGATCTTCATAGTTTTGCTGAATACTTGGATTTTTATTTACATAATCATTTAACATGTTAGTAAATTTATCTTCGTAAGATTTACCCTGTTGACTAGAAACACCCCTAACATTAAATTTGTTTTTTAATATTTCGGCTCCTGTTCTTTTTGGTATTTCACCAAGGGCTACTGCATTAAGAACATCTCCTTGCGTTTCATATAAATTAGGATTTTTAAAAGGTTGAGTATAAAAATTTGATCCATATAATTTTGTAAAACCTAAATCCCCGACTGGTACTCTACTATCATAAGGAGCTCTACTAACTTGATATAGTATCTTTCCTAAATCTACACCTTCATCAACAAGTTTAGCTGTAGTATCAACAAATTTAGCTGTAGCCATTACTTTATTTTCTTTTTCATATTCTTTAAACGAATATCTTTAATGTTAAGCAATACTCGGTCTCTTTCAAATTTAGCTGATAACAAGTCATGTTGTGATAAAGTTAGTAGATTACTTGCTCTTCCTACGCCTTTGATTGCAAGCCCTACGCCTGGTGGTTTAATTTTCTCAGTCATTAATAATACTGCCTTGGTTCTATAAATTTTTGTTCTTCAATGTAATCTGAATCCAGTTGAATAAAGTTACCCTGCCTGAATCGCAACAAAGCTTGTGTTGTTGAATCGACTAAATCGTCATGTTCACCATAAGGGAAAGCGGCGCATTCTTCAATAACTTCTTCTGCCCAACGATCATCTGTTGCCCATACTTGACCCGCTTCAAATAGTGGAGCTACGGAGTTTACACGTACATGCTTATCATTGCCCTTACTAGGCGTATAAGTTACTACAGGAATTCCTACTTGACG